CAGCCGAAAAGGTGTCCGTCCTGCGTGACGGTCAGACCTTCAGCTATGAGGAGGTCAGCAATGCAGCAGAATAAGCCTTTGACCCTCGGAAGCCTGTTTGACGGCTCCGGGGGTTTTCCTTTGGGCGGACTGCTTGCCGGGATCACTCCGGTATGGGCTTCGGAGATCGAACCGTTCCCCATAAGGGTGACCACAAAGCGTCTGCCCTTCATGAAGCATTACGGAGACATCTCCGCTATGGACGGCGGCAAGATCGAGCCTGTCGATATTATCTGCTTTGGCAGTCCCTGCCAGGATATGTCCTTGGCCGGATGCCGTACCGGACTTGACGGATCGCGCTCCAGTCTCTTTTATGAGGCAATCAGAATTATTAAAGAAATGAGGTGTGCCACGGATGGCAGATACCCAAAATGGATATGCTGGGAGAATGTGCCGGGTGCCTTCTCATCGAATTCCGGCGAGGACTTCCGAAGCGTCCTCGAAAGCATCTGCCGGATCGCGGACGAACACATATCTGTTCCTCGACCTGCGAAGTGGTCTGGAAGCGGAGAGATCATGGGTGACGGATTTTCCGTTGCCTGGAGGCAGTTGGACGCGCAATACTTCCCAGGGACCCCGCAACGAAGAAAGCGCATCTACCTTGTCGGAGATTTTACAGGTGGGAGTGCCGGAAAAATACTATTTGAGTCAGAAGGCTTGTCTGGGTATTCTTCGGAGAGCCTCCGCTCGTGGCAAAGAACTGCCTTCCGTTCTGAAAAAGGCACTTCTGCGACAGGCATCGGCTTTGACGGATACAACGGACTTCTGACCGACAACGTTGCCGCTACGCTTGGCGTGAACTGCGGAATGTCCACGGGGCGAAACGGCATCATGGAAGATGCTGTTCCCCTTGAAAACTATCCAATTGACGGTCGGTGCAAGGTGCAGGAGGACGGTATGGTTCAGACGCTGACTTCCCGGATGGGGACCGGCGGCAACAATGTCCCTCTTCTGCTGAAGATACGCTCCGGCTGTAAAGGCGGCGGCAAGGGTCCGCTCATTCAGAAGGACAAGTCCGCCACGCTTGCGACCGGAAACGACCAAACGCTGTTTCAGCCGATGGCAGTGGACTGTCGAAATCTGTCGATGAACCCGGAGTTGTCCGGGACGCTGCAGGCTAAGAGCAACGGCGGTCACAGTCTGAACTATCAGAACCCCGTTGTATATGGCATCTGTGCCAAGGACTCCAATGCCATGAAGTCCTCCAATCCTCACAGCGGTTTCTATGAAGCGGAGACCACACGCTGTCTTGACGGCAACGGCGGCAACCCCACCTGCAATCAGGGCGGCATGGCTGTGGTCGCACTTGAGGGCAACGGCTCCCGTCCGTCCCACAAGGGTGATGGCTACAAGGAGACCGACGTGATGTATACGCTGAACGCCACCGAACAGCACGCCGTAGCGCATCCGACCTTTTCCTCCTCCAAGGCATCGTTCTTTACCTCCGCCGAGGAGGAACTTGCCAACACCCTGGTGGCAACGGACTACAAAGACCCTCCGCTGATAAACGACACGGACGGTCTGGAATACATCGTCCGCCGCCTCACGCCGACTGAGTGCGCTCGGCTGCAGGGATTTCCAGACTGGTGGTGTAGTGACCTCGGAACAGAAAAGCCGAGCGATGCCGAGGTATACGAGTGGTATAAGATTTTTGAGACCTACCGAAAAGTCACCGGCAGCGGAAGCAAGCCGAAATCCGACAAACAGATCAGAGCTTTCCTCGCCGATCCGCATTCCGATTCTGCTGAATATAAGATGTGGGGCAACGGTGTGGCTCTCCCTTGCGTATATCTGGTCTTGTCCGGTATTGCCTGGATTGCACAACTTTCCTCCGAATAATTTGTGTACTGTACCGCTCTGAATTATGTTGCTATTTCAGGCATTCAGAGCGATATATGTACATACCAAATTGAAGGAGGTCATTAACATGACAATCAAGTACAACGTCCCCGGCAACAAGCGCAAGGAGCTTGTAAAGACCATCGCCACCTGGCTCGGTGCAGACATCAAATACTGCGGCGCACCGACCTTTGCCTACGAGGTTGATTACTTCACCATCGACCGGAACGGCGGCCTTTCCTTTGAGGATCGCGCCGACAGTGAGGTCATTGAACGCCTGCTTGAGCATCTTTACGATGAGGGTTTTGAGTGCGAAGAAGCACCCCAGAACGAGCAGCCTGCCGAAGCCACCGAGCCGGACGATGACACCTACGATCTGAACATCAACCTTCCGAGAAGCCTCTTCACGGACGCCGCCATTGAAAACCTGCAGAAGCTCGTCAAGGGCAAGGAAAGCCTTCTGAAAAAGGCACTCGGCACAGACGCCGTTCCGGTCATCGTAACCGAAGATACGGTCGAGTTTCCCTGGTTCAACGGGATCACCTCCACGGACGAACACGATGCCTATCTTCACCTCGTGACCGCCATCGCGCAGATGGCACGGGATCAGAAGCGGATCTCGGTGCAGGATAAGGAAGTCGATAATGAAAAGTACGCCTTCCGGTGCTTCCTCCTCCGGCTCGGCTTCATTGGGGACGAGTTCAAATGGCAGAGAAAGTTCCTGCTCCGGAACCTTTCCGGTAGCTCGGCTTTCAAGTCCGGCAAAGCAAAAGAATACAAGGTTGAGCTGGACGATGACAACTTCAAGATCTTCACCGCGAAAAACGATGCCGAGGCAGACGGCCTGGGCATGAAGATCGCCGAAGACCTCGGCAGCGAATTCTGCGATGTAAGTGAGGTGAAGGACTGATGTTTGGAGTTCAGAAAGAGACCCTTGAGCGGCTTCGTAAGCAGTACCCCTCCGGGACACGGGTTGAACTGACCCACATGAACGATCCCTGGAACACCAGACTGACAGAAGGGTGCAGAGGCACGGTCGTTGCAGTCGATGACATCGGCACGATCCATGTGGCTTGGGACTGCGGTTCCTCCCTTGGTGTTGTCTACGGCGAAGATTCCTGCAAGGTGGTGACGGACGGTGAACGAGAAGGTTAAGGAACAGCTCCTCGCCGTCCGGAAAACCGGGCTGACGAATATGTTTGATGTTAATGCTGTGCAGCGGATCGCCTACGACATGGACTTCTTTGAACTGGTGAATTTCATCGAGGAAAATCCGGGTGCTTATGTACGTTTTATACTGCTCGGTGAAGAGTAATTTGTGTAGATTTCTCCGATAATTGTCTTGCTATTTCAGGCGTTTAGAGTGATATATGTACACAACGAAGGGGCAAGACCCCGGAAAAACGGAGGAAAACACAATGATCAAACTGAGAAAGTTTTACGAACTGGTTAGCAGAAACGCACACATCACCCTCGCCGCCGCCGATCTTTCAAAGGTCTTCTTTGAAGGCAGCCTCAAGGACATTCCGGATCGCTTCGATGACGCCCAGGTCACCGACTTCTGCATTTCGGATAGCGGCGATTTCCTTTTCAAGATCGAACAGTAAGGAGGGCAAAGTCATGTGGAAAGAAGGAAGCCTGCGGGTCAACGGAGACATTTTCCATTACTGGATGAAGCAGTTCGATGAGGGTTCTGAATGGGGCATCAACGGCGGACGCATTTCAAAGCTGATGCTGAAGCGGAACGGCGAGATCGTTTTCAACTACGACAGAGGCGAGGATGTTGCCCCGGTCGATGAAAACACCGCCCTTGCCCTGGAAATCCTCCTGCACAGCGAAAACTACTGATAAACCGAATCAGCGGAGATTGAGCCTCGCGGCTCTTTCTCTCGTATATGTGATAGAAGTCGCGCCTCCGGGCAACGGCTATTTTTTATGCCTATGATACGAAAACTGAAACACTACAAGCCTACGCGCTTTATGGCGGAGGACAGCCACTACGACAAGGATGCCGCCGATCATGCCGTTTGCTTCATCGAGAAGTTCTGCTGTCACACAAAAGGTACGTGGGACGGTCAACCCTTTGAGCTGATCGACTGGCAGGAGCAGATCATCCGGGATATTTTCGGTGTTCTGAAACCCAACGGCTATCGGCAATTCAATACCGCCTACATTGAAATCCCCAAGAAGCAGGGCAAGTCCGAGCTTGCCGCCGCCGTTGCGCTTTATCTCCTCTGTGCAGATTTTGAGCCGGGAGCGGAGGTGTACGGCTGTGCCGCCGACCGCAACCAGGCGCAGATCGTTTTTGATGTTGCCCTCGCTATGGTCAAGCGGTGTCCGGTGCTGGCAAGCAAAATGAACATCAAGGCATCGCAGAAGGAAATGGAGTACGTTCCCACCGGAAGCAAGTACAAAGCCCTCTCTGCCGATGTTGCAAACAAGCACGGCTTTAACACCCACGGGGTTATTTTTGACGAGTTGCACACGCAGCCGAACCGAAAACTCTACGATGTAATGCTTAAAGGCTCCGGTGATGCGCGAATGCAGCCGCTGTACTTTCTCATTACGACTGCCGGAGATAACACCAATTCGATCTGCTATGAGGTGCATCAAAAGGCAAAGGACATCCTGGAAGGCAGAAAAATCGACCCTTCCTTCTATCCGGTCATTTATGGTGCAAGCGAGTCCGATGACTGGACTGACCCGAAGACCTGGAAAAAGGCTAACCCCTCCCTCGGCATCACGGTCGGTATCGACAAGGTACAGGCGGCTTGTGAGCAGGCAAAGCAGAACCCGGCGGAGGAGAACAGCTTCAGACAGCTCCGCTTGAATCAATGGGTCAAGCAGGCAGTCCGTTGGATGCCGATGATTTCATGGGATCAATGTGCTTTCCCCGTAAATGAGGACGATCTTGAAGGGCGTGTCTGTTACGGCGGCCTGGACTTGTCCTCCACCACGGATATCACAGCATTTGTGCTTGTGTTCCCTCCGGCCGATGAAGATGACAAGTATGTGATATTACCCTTCTTCTGGATACCGGAAGAAAGCCTCGATCTCCGTGTCCGGCGCGACCACGTTCCGTATGATCTGTGGCACAGCAGAGGATACCTCGAAACGACCGAGGGAAATGTCGTTCACTACGGTTATATTGAGAAGTTCATTGAACGCCTGGGTGAACGCTTCAATATCCGCGAGATCGCTTTTGACCGTTGGGGTGCTGTTCAGATGGTGCAGAACCTTGAGGGTATGGGTTTCACAGTCGTTCCCTTCGGGCAGGGGTTTAAGGATATGTCTCCGCCCACCAAAGAACTGATGAAGCTCACCCTTGAGCAGAAGATCGCTCACGGTGGGCATCCGGTACTCCGATGGATGATGGACAATGTATGTGCCAAAACCGACCCTGCCGGAAACGTGAAGATGGACAAGGAAAAGTCCACAGAAAAAATAGACGGTGCCGTTGCAACCGTTATGGCTCTGGACAGAGCTATCCGTTGCGGCAACGACACCTCCGAGTCAGTCTACGATTCCCGTGGACTGCTTTTTATTTGAGGAGACATTATGGATAAACCGATCTTGAATATTGTATCTCTGTCCGGAGGGAAAGACTCGACAGCGATGCTTCTGCGTATGTTGGAAGAGGGTATGCCTGTTGACATTATCCTTTTCTGCGATACGGGTATGGAGTTTCCCGGACTTTACAACCACATCGATAAACTCGAAAAGTATATCGGTCGACCGATCACGAGACTGAAATCTCCGTACACCTTCGACTATTACTTTTTCGAGTATACCCCCAAGCGCAAGAATCCCGCTCTCGAAGGGCAGGTCGGACTGAGTTGGGCAGGACCCCGAAACAGATGGTGTACCGCTTGGCTCAAGACCCGTATCATCGGCAAGTACCTCCGGGAACTTGAAAAAGACTATACCGTTGTTCAGTACATCGGCATCGCCGCCGATGAGCCGAAACGGGTACACGATCTCAAGTACCCTCTTGTGGATTGGGGCATGACCGAAGCAGACTGCCTTGCGTACTGCAAGGAGCGCGGCTTCGATTGGGACGGCCTTTACGATATTTTTCACAGAGTATCGTGTTGGTGTTGCCCCTTACAGTCCTACGATGAACTGCGAAAACTCCGGAAGCATTTTCCCGAACTGTGGGAGCGGATGCGTTACATGGATAAGAACACATGGCGAAAGATCACCAAGTATTACTCCGTTGAGGAATTTGAAACGCGCTTTGCTTTTGAAGACGAGTGCCTTGAAAAAGGGCTCCCAATCAAAGGTAAAGCGTTTTTTGATGCCTTGCGGGATCGCCTGGAAGCTACTGAAAGGATCACCCCTCCGTGATTCTCCCGGCTATGTAAGTGATTAACTCTTCCGGCGTGGGAACTTCCCCGGCACAAGGTATCTCTTTCCATCTTTTTTGCACAGATGGATCGGGATTACACAGTCCGGCAAGCATGGCGAGCTTTATTTCTT